CGCTGCTCCCGCGATGGCTCCGCTTGCGCAGGTTGTGAATCTTGCGAGCAAGCGTGCGCAAAACGTCACGGAATCGTTTGTTCCTGATCGCAGCGAAACGTATGTTCCGTTCGGATTCTTCAATGACATGCGCGACATCATCAAGTCTCGCATCTTCTACCCTGTCTACATCACTGGTCTGTCGGGCAACGGCAAGACCATGATGATCGAGCAGGTTTGCGCTGCACTCAAGCGTGAGTTGATTCGTGTTAACATCACGAAGCGCACCGATGAGTCTGATCTGATTGGTTCGTACGAACTGATTGACGGCAGCACTGTTCGCCGCGAGGGACCTGTGATTACTGCGATGCGTCGTGGTGCTGTGCTTCTTCTTGATGAGTGCGATCTCGGCACCGAAGATATTCTTTGCTTGCAACCGATTCTTGAGGGCAAGCCATACTTCGACAAGAAGACTGGTGAGGTTGTCCACCCTGCTCCTGGCTTCAACGTGATTGCTACTGCGAACACGAAGGGCAAGGGCAGCGACGACGGTCGATTCATCGGTACAAACCTGCTCAACGAAGCATTCCTTGAGCGTTTCGCTATCACGGTCGAGCAAGAGTATCCTCCTGCCGCCACCGAGCGCAAGATTCTTGAAAAGAATTTCGCGTTGTACAATCTGACTGATGTAACGTTCATTGATCGTTTGATCACGTGGGCTGAAGTCATCCGCAAGTCTTTCGCTGACGGTGCGGTTGATGAAGTTATCTCAACTCGTCGCCTCGTGCACATCACGAAGGCATACTCTATCTTCGGCAATCGTCTGAAGGCAATTGAGATGTGTCTGAATCGATTCGATACTGACACCAAGACTGCGTTTCTTGATCTCTACACGAAGGTCGATGCGGAGGCAACTGCTCCTGCTCCGAAAGATGATGTTCGAGTAGAAACGACCAATGATCCGAACAACGGCAATCTTAACATTCGTGTGACCAAGAATGGTCAAACAAAAGAAATGGTGCTGACTCCAATGGATGTAATTGAACAAGGATTGACCGAACAGCAGGTTATCGATCGAGTTGCCAAGACTTTGATTGCTACTCTTGATCGCGAAGCCAATGAAATGCCGTTTTAATGGAGGCGTGTATGAGTAAGCAAGAACAAGTTAATTATTTTTTGGATGATCTTCGTGAATCTGGTGCGACTAACATGTTTGGTGCTGCGCCATATATCGTTGAAGAGTTTGGTGTTTCGCGCAGCGAAGCACGGCAACTTTTGTTAAACTGGATGCAAACGTTCACAGAACGCCACTGTTTGCCAGAGAGGCAATCGTAATGGACAAAACAAATAAAATACTTGAACTGACAAAAGAAGAATATCTTGCAGTTCTGAGAAGCGAGATCGAAACTCTCAAGATGTATTACTATAAGCCAAATGAAGAAGGTACAGGACATTATAATACAACAATCAGTGTTCTTGAAGAACGATGCAAGACATTGCAAGATTCTCTAATAACGCAAAGATTGTTTTGTTATTTGTAAAGTTTACTATTGTCGCTTGTTAGTATATAATAAGTGATATGTCAAATGAAAAGCCCCAATCGTTTGACATTATTTGATGGGGTGTTTTGTGAAGGTGTTATATATGTCTAATGCTCTTAATTCGTTTGTCTCTTATCTTGCTCGCGGCAACACCGTGACATCGCGCCAAGTGCGCTCGATGTTCAAGGTTGATAATGCTGCTGATCTTGCCTATCGTGCTCGTAATGAGGGTATCTCGGTTTACACAAACCGCACCACTCTCAGCGATGGCACCAAGGTATTCACGTATCGTCTCGGCAATCCTTCCGAGCAGTTCGTGAAGTATCTCGACAAGGGTCAGGTCGCACGCGCCCGCAAGACTCTCTATCGTGATGTCATCAGCGTCACGATGAACGGCTGATCAGCCAATTCTAAAAATGTGATAACATTCTGTGGGGGTGCAATGCCCCCACAGTTTTATTTGTATTTCGGAAATTACTGAGTTTGATTTTGTTCTCTGTTCGATATATACTAATAAGAACAGGAGGATATCATGGTTAGAGAAATAGTTGCTAGAGAAAAACTTGATTGTTCCCATTTGTTGGGACAATTCCTTGACGAATCTCATTTTGATATTCTTATCGAAGAAGATACAGATTGTTATCAAAAAGCAGATTGCGATCCGATTGATAAACTGAATTGTACAAGCAATGATTGTTCTAAATGCAATATTCTAAACACTAAAGATGAGCGTAAGATTGCATTTAAATTCCGTAAAAATTTCTTTACCAAAGAAGAACAAGAGCAAGCATATCTTGGATTGCGTGACGCTGCAACGCCATCACAAAATCGCGGTCTCGCCGCTGGTCCAAAAGGAGCAACTTGCGGTGGTAGAGATTGGGTCACAGAATATCAATTGCGTGTGATTGATTTTTTTAAAAAACAATCAGAGTATACAACGTTTGAAGTTGATGTAAAAGAAGAAGTTGAGAAACTTAGAATCAAATATGTTAATGCTGAATCCTCGCGAGGATTAGTATGGTTGGGCGCTAAAGTCAAGGAGGATAACTTTAACTTTGATGATTGGCTTGAAAAAGTTATGTACATCGGCGTCAAAGAACGCAAAGAATGGGCAATGGCAATTGAAGAAACTTATATCTCAGATACAACATATGCCAATTCCGTTAATTCTGGAATTGCTGGTTGGTTCGATCGGTATCCTCGCATACCTTATGGTCGCGCTACTTCTTATACGCAACACCACTATGATAAATTTAAATTGTCTTTTCCGTTTCTTCAATCTTTGAATCGCGGATTCAAGAGTTTGCTGCCATGGCGTTGGGGTAATCAAAAGGCAGCAATTGATAAAATTGATTCCTCCTTCGTGGTTCCAGGAACTGTCTTTACTACAATCACAGTAAACAAAACATTTCGTACAGCAGCACATTATGATGCAGGAGATTTTGCTGATGGTCTTTCAAATTTACTTGTTCTTTCAAATAACGGCAACTATAGTGGCGGCTATTTGGTTTTCCCTGAATACCGTATCGCGGTCAATGTAAGACCAGGGGATTTGTTGCTAGTGAACAATCATGAGATTATGCACGGCAACACGCCAATTGTGATGGAAGATGATGTTGCTGAACGAATTAGTTTAGTTTGTTATTTGCGCGAAAATATGTTACAATTAGGTTCTAAAGAATATGAAGATCATAGATTTAATTATGTTGAGTCACGTCGAAAGAACAAAGAGCACAAACTCCAACGACGTCTTTGGAACGGTATTTCCGAAGGAATGTGGTCAGAACAAGAATGGTATGACTACTTGGAGAAAAATGGTGGAAGAGATATGGTTGAAAAATATCACCAAGAAGCATACGAAAAAGAATCAACGCTAGAAGATTTATTTGGTTAAGGAGAATGTATGGAATACCAAGTTGCTATACCAAGTTATCGTAGATCTGCAGGTGTTCGCGAAAAGACTCTTGCGGTTTTATCCAAACATAATGTAGATCCTGAGCGAGTCACAGTATTTGTGGCAAACGAACAGGAATATGACGATTACAAACGCGAACTTGCAAATACGCCATACAGAAACATTGTAATTGGTGAAATTGGACTTCAAGCGCAACGCAGAATTATTCAAAAACATTATGCAGTTGGAACTAAACTGATGTGTTTTGATGATGACATCTATGAAGTGTTACGCAAGGTTGATGATAAGACAGTTGTGCCTGTTGAGAATTTAGAACAACAAGTTTTCTTTCGTGGCTTTGAAGAATGTGAAAAGAATAATGCATATCTGTTTGGCATTTATGCAGTAAACAATCCAATGTTTATGAAAAACAGAGTCTCAGTTGGATTGTATTTTTGCGTTGGGTGCATGTGGGGTATCATCAATCGTCACGACAATGATCTTAAGATTACGATTGATGAGAAAGAAGATTATCAACGAACTTTGCAACATTATGTAAAAGATGGTGCTGTGGTTAGGCTTGATGATATTACAGTCAAGACAAAATATTATGCAGAACCAGGTGGTATGCAGGGTACTGATGCTCGTAAGGAAGAAAATATTACAAGAAACGCAAAGTGGCTCGAAGAACAATATCCTGATCTTTGTACTATGTATGTTCGCGAATCTAAGAATCGTGCTGAATTGAGATTGCGTGATTCGAGACCGCAAACTAAAACTGACGGCGCAACATTAGAAGATATGTTTGGTTGACTATATAATAATGTGGTTTGAATTTCTTATTCTGGAGTTAATATGCAATTAGAAGTAAAAGTAGATGAACTGCGAAAGTTTAAACTGTTCGTAGCCACGCCAATGTATGGCGGTATGTCCCATGGTATGTTTGTTAAGTCTTGCTTAGACTTGCAAGCAGTTTGTTCTAACTATGGTATTGAGACTCGATTCTCATTTATCTTTAATGAATCTCTCATTACTCGTGCGCGCAACTATTTGGTTGACGAATTCCTTCGCGCCGAAGGTTTTACGCATCTCCTTTTCATTGACTCGGATATTCATTTTGATCCGCGCGATGTTGTTGCGCTTCTTGCGTTAAAGAAAGACATTATCGGTGGTCCATATCCAAAGAAGTCGATCAAGTGGCATGCTGTAAAAGAAGCAATTAAAAATAACCCAAATATTGAAACTAGTGAACTTGAAAAGGTTGCTGGCGATTTTGTGTTTAATCCTGCTCCTGGTACTGTAAAATTTAGCGTCGCAGAACCTATTGAGGTTCTTGAGATTGGTACAGGATTTATGCTTGTCCGCAGAGAAGTCTTTGATAAAACGCGAGAAGCATTCCCAATGATTCGTTACAAGCCAGACCATGTCGGTCAGGCAAACTTTGATGGATCGCGTTACATTCATGCATACTTTGATACTGTGATTGATACCAAAGATTCAATTACTGGGGGTGGATCCGATCGCTATTTGTCTGAAGACTACATGTTCTGTCAGATGTGGAGAAAGATTGGTGGACAAATTTGGTTGTGTCCTTGGATGAAGACGCATCACATTGGAACGTATCCATTCACTGGCGACATGCCTGCAGTAGCCAACTGGGTTGGAACTCTTTAAGAGAAATACTTTATTATGATTGTTGGATTGGTTGGACCAATTGGGTCTGGTAAAGGAACCGTTGCTGATATTCTTGTTGACCGTCACGGTTTTTTCAAAGAGAGTTATGCAAACAGTCTTAAAGATGCATGCTCAATTATCTTTGGTTGGAATCGCGAGATGCTTGAGGGTAACACTCCAGAATCTCGAGCATGGCGTGAACAAAAAGATGAGTGGTGGTCAAATAAACTTGGTCGAGAATTTTCGCCAAGATTAGCGCTCCAACTAATGGGCACAGAGGCAGGTCGTGATGTATTTCACCCTGACCTCTGGGTTCATACTGTGATGCGTCGATGCGAACAGGCACCTTGGAATAACTATGTCATTGCTGATGTGAGATTTCCAAACGAAATCAAAGCAATCACAGATTCTGGCGGCAAGGTTGTTCGCGTTCGCCGTGGACCTGATCCTGAGTGGTATAGTCTCGCTCGAGAATGCAATCTAAACAACACACCAGATATAATGCGCAATGCATATCCAGAAGTCCATTATTCTGAGTGGGCTTGGATTGGTTCCCACTATGATATTGTGATGGATAATAATTGTGATTTGAATACGTTGACCACAAGGGTTGACAAGTTGGTTGATTCGATATATAATAATCATGTTGAAGCAAATGAGGTCGTTAATTATGAAACTTTCTGAAAATACTGTACACATTCTAAAAAACTTTTCTACAATCAATCAAAGTTTGCAGTTTAAGTCTGGTAATACAATTAAAACTATTTCGCCGACCAAGACTGTATATGTTGAAGCAACTATTGGCGAAAATATTCCCAAAGAGTTTGCGATCTATGATCTCAACAAACTTCTAGCAAAAGTTTCTTTGTACAAGGACGCTCATCTTGAAGTTGGCGACGAACATTTGACTATCGCAACTGAAAATAAAAAGAAATTTGATTATATCAAATATTGTTCACCCCAAGTCATTATTACTCCGCCAGAAAAGTCAATTACTTTTTCTGAACCAGGATGTGCATTCTCACTTTCTCAAGAAGATCTAGATTGGATGCGCAAGAGCGCAGGTATTTCTGGTTCGCCAAACTTTGTATTTGAGAGCGATGGTACAACAATCAACTTTATTGCTACTGATGTGAAGGATAATTCAGCTGACCAATCTAAGATTGAGATTGGTACTGTTGCTGATGGCAAAACTTTTCGGGTTGTTATGAAAGTTGAAAACTTTAAATTGCTTGATGGTTCTTATGATGTTGCTATCGCAAAGAAAGGTCAATCAGGTCTTGCTCAGTTTACGCATAAAACCATTCCTATTAAATACTACATTGCTATTGAAGCAGCTAATTCTAAATTCGGAGAAGAATGATGAAGGTAGATAAAGCAAAGGTTCTTGGATGCCTTCAAGAAATCTCAAACTCATTGACTCGTATTGAATCTGAACGCGATCTTGTTAAAGAAATTGTGCAAAAAATGCAGGATGAATGCGAGATCCCCAAAAAGTTGGGTCGTAAACTTGCTCGCGTCTATCATAAACGTAATTATGAAGAAGAAGTCGCAGAGCAGAGCGACTTCCAAACTATCTATGAGAATGTCGCGAAGTAACCTATATACTAATATTGGGGCGCAACTATTCTTGTTGACAGCACACTCCGCCAGACTGCCGCTGTGAGGGTTCACCTCCTCCGCCCCAACCTTTTATTATGGAGTAATTGATATGGTTGAATCTTTGTGGGTTGAACGCTACCGTCCTCATACTATTACCGATTGTATCCTACCAGAGGAATACAAAACCACCTTTCAGTCCTATGTAGATCGCAAGGAGATTCCCCATCTCCTTCTCTGCGGTGGTCCAGGCGTTGGCAAAACTACCGTTGCAAGAGCACTGTGTGATGAGATTGGTTGTGATTACTTGATGATCAATAGTTCTGATGAGTCTGGAATCGACACCTTTCGAATCAAGATTAAGAACTATGCGAGTTCAATGTCTTTTAGCGGCAGCAAAAAAGTTATCATTCTAGATGAAGCAGACTATCTAAATCCAAATAGTGTCCAACCTGCACTTCGTGGTGCGATGGAAGAGTTTGCGCATAACTGCACGTTCATCATGACTTGCAACTACAAAAGTCGTATTATTGAGCCGCTGCATTCTCGTTGTGCTGTAATTGAGTTTAAACTTCGTAAAGAAGATAAACCCAAGATGGCTATGGCGTTCATGAAACGTGCATCTGAAATTTTAAATACAGAAAAGATTCCATTTGACAAAGCAGTCTTGGCTGAAGTTGTCAAGAAACACTTCCCCGACTATCGCCGAGTGCTGAATGAACTTCAACGTTATTCAGTAAGTGGTAAGATTGATGTGGGTATTCTAACTAGTGTTGCTGATGTTTCGATCAATGAACTCGTAACTTCGTTGAAAGATCAAAATTTTTCTGCGATGCGTAAATGGGTTGCTGACTTTGGTAGTGATGATTCTTCTCGAATTTATCGCAAAATTTACGACAGTCTTTATGATATCATGGATAAGTCTACAATCCCTAATGCGGTTGTGATTTTAGCAAAGTATCAATATCAGGATGCCTTTGTTGCTGATAGAGAGTTAAATCTTGTGGCTGCATTGACTGAAATGATGAGTGAGTGTCAGTTCAATGGCTGATCTCTTCAAGGAAGTCATTCCTTCCATTTTACAAACCAAACAACCATTTATTCTCAACGAACAGGATGAGAAGGCATATTCGCCATATATGGTAAACAAAGCACTCTCTTTCCACAAAGATACCGTCTTGTTCGCGAACGAAATGAATAAGTATCCGTCCCTCGACAAAAAACTCCAAGCTGACTTTTTACTAAATATTGTACGTGCTTATAAAAGACCGTATAGTAAATGGTTTAAAAAAGCACAAAGTCGTGATTTGAGTGTTGTCAAGGAATACTATGGATACTCCGATGCGAAAGCAGAGGAAGCATGTAAGATTCTGTCTGACGACCAAATCGCCGCGATGAAGAAACAATTATATAAGGGTGATTGAAATGGTCGAAAAATTAGTAGAAGTCACACTAGAAAAGCAAGACGACTTCCTTAAAGTTCGCGAGACGCTAACTCGCATTGGTGTTGCAGCAAAGAATGATAACATTCTTTATCAATCCTGTCACATCCTCCATAAACAAGGAAAGTATTATATCGTACACTTCAAGGAACTCTTTGAACTGGACGGTAAGCCAAGCAATATGTCAGACAACGACATTCAACGTCGTAACACGATTGCAAACTTGATGGCAGAATGGGGATTAGTGAAATTGGTTGATGTAGACAAGACAAAAGATAACGTCGCGCCATTGAGCCAGATCAAGATTCTTCCATTCAAAGATAAGAATGACTGGCAATTGGTTTCCAAATATACAATAGGAAAGAAAAAGAAAGAGGCTTAATTTTATGATGCAGCATTTTTGTTTTGAACCTCATATGGGTGAGAATTGGTTTACCTATCCTAGATTGTATACCGAAATGGTGAATAGGTTTCCGAGCGGAAGTCATTTTGTTGAACTTGGAAGTTGGAAAGGTATGTCTGCTGCATTTATGGCAGTAGAACTTATCAACGCAAGTAAAGATATTAAATTTGATTGCATTGATATTTGGGCAGATGGCGGATATCTAGAAGATGGCACTCAAGATTTATTTGGTGTCGATTTGATGAATCGTTTTCTAGATAATGTGAAACCTGTTGCGCATAAGATTAATGCGATTCGCAGCGATTCAGCTGAGGCTGCAAAAAATTACCCAGACCAATCTATAGATTTTGTGTTTATTGATGGCGACCACAGTTACAATGGTTGTCGCCGCGATATTGAAGCATGGTTGCCTAAAGTAAAAGATGGCGGTGTTCTTGCAGGTCATGATTACGGTTGGCATGAGCCAATTAGAACTGCAGTCAAAGATATCTTTGGTGAAGGTAATTTCTCAGATCCTTGGAACACTGGCTGTTTTATATTAGATGTTGTAGATGGAAAAGCAATCAAGTATAAACATGAGGAAACCTTTTTTTATAAGGCAGGATAATTATGATTTATTTGAACGTATATCGACTTCGTGATGACGTAGAACTACCAACATATGGTACTACTTTAGCAAATTGTTTTGATTTATCTTTTCAACCAACAACTAGTGTGGTAAAAGGATATGATATATTCAATGAGACAGTAGAACGACAAGTCTCTCTGGGAACAAAAGAAATTAAAATTTACCCAGGAGAACGATTGCTAATTCCAACAGGGTTGATTTTTAAAATCGATCATCGCAAAACAATAGAAACATTCGCTGACATTTCTAGAACAGAACTACCATTACAAAATCACAGCATTCGCCTCCATCCTCGCTCTGGTCTTTCGCTTAAGAAAGGTTTGATCCTAGCGAACTGCGAAGGCATTGTTGATGTTGACTATCAAGAAGAAGTATTTGTGCTTTTGACAAACATCTCCAAAATGCATACGACTATTCGCAAAGGCGATCGCATTGCTCAAGGTGAGGTGGTTTGTAACGAACCATTTAATATTGCTGTATGTAATACAAAACCAGAGAAACATTCTGAAAGATCTGGTGGATTTGGGTCAACTGGTGTTGCCTAGTTGACTAAATAAACTTGGATGCCCATAAGGGGTCCATAACTATAAACTTGCTTACAAAGGAGTTAATATAATGACTAATATCACAACACTCACATCGAGTATATTAAATCATGATCGCTTTCTAACGTCAACACTGGGTTTCGACCATGTGTTTGCAACGTTAGATAACGCAGCGCATATCTTGACATCAGCGTCATCTTTTCCACCTGTGAACATTATTAAGACTGGTGAATATACATTTAACGTGGAACTTGCTGTTGCTGGATACAAGAGAGATGAAATCGAAATCACATCAGAAAAGAACTCTCTAAAGGTCACAGGCAAAAAGACTGAGAAAGATGATCGCGAATACCTCACAAAAGGAATCGCAGGTCGGACATTCAGTCGTCAGTTTGTTCTTTCTGACACCGTAGTGGTTCGCGATGCGAACCTTGCTGATGGCATTCTTTCTATTGAGTTAGAAAACGTCATTCCTGATGACCAGAAACCTCGTAAGATTGAAATTAAGTAATACTATATGATTCGTGATGAACTATCGTGGGATGAATTGTTTATCTTACAGGCTGCTCTGATCGCTCAGAAAAGCAAAGACCCATCAACAAAAGTTGGTTGCATTATTGTCAATGATGATAATGTGGTACTTTCAACAGGCTTCAATGGCTTTCCTCGCGGCATTGAAGAAGATTGGAAAGATCGTTGGAAGCGTCCAGAAAAGTATCATTGGGTTGAGCATGCAGAACGCAACGCGATCTTCAATGCCGCTCGCGTTGGCGTTTCTCTCAATAACTCACGCGCATATCTAAACTGGGAACCGAAGCCATGCGCTGATTGCACACGCGCACTGATCCAAGCAGGAATCAAGGAAGTCATCGGTCCGAATCGCCCATGGGCTGGCGTCGGGGCAGGTAAGCACTACTCGATCGAACATGCCGAACTAATGCTTCGTGAAGCAGGAGTCCGAATACGGTACTTCGACCTCCCCCCCGAGCTAAACCAACCCCCAATTTAAGACCGCCAATAGACGATTGCAGGAGGTTTTATGGAACCTCCGTAAGTTATTGATTTTACTACATTTTTTTCCCCTTTACAATACCGACCATTCGCGGTATAATGAATGTATGGTAAATGATATTAAAACGTTCTCGGGTCTGACCGACGCTGAAAAGCGCCAAGTCAGTATGTTTGGCTGTACGACCGCGCAAATGCGTGAGGCTGTAGAGGAAAGTTTGGGTTTCCGTTTCTCTGGTCCCGCGATGTACGCAATGTCGCTGATGAGTGACGCGCAGGAAGAAATTGCTCGCGGTCTCGACGAAGATGCGCGACAGACTCTGAATCGCGCGAAGTGGATCGTCTCGACCTATTTCC